TCGGCGCTCCCGTGTTCAAAGGCAAGGCCGATCCGGGCACCAGCGCCGAAGTGGACGCCAACCGCGTCACCTACGCGCACAGCGTGGGTACCATCGTTCGGCCGTAGCACCCACTGCTGTTCGAGCAGCCGAAAGGAGGCAACAGCAATGGCGACCAAGGACCCGCACCACCCCGAACAACACCCGCACGCCCAGCCGGCAGTGAACGATCCGCGCAAGTTCCCGTCCACCGTGGAGCCAAAGACCCACCACGCCGGCGACGAACACCAGTGGCCCGCTGGCAAGGCACCGCCCGACGCCAAGGAAGATCAGCCGAGCGTCAAGGCGGTGCACACCGAAGAGGAAGCCAAGCAGGCAGCCGCAGAGGCGCAGTGGCCTGCGGGCAAGCCACCGCCTGATGCTCCGGCGGCGGAGCCGGTGATCAAACACCGGGACTACGGCATGGACCCCGAGGTTGGCAAGCCCAAGGCCGGCGCTGACGCTGCCGCGTGGGTCGATTACTTTCTCGCCAAGCACAAGGGCAAGCTGAGCGGCACAGCGGCGCGGGCCGCACTCCTGGACTTGTTGGAGTCGTACAGCGGTGGCAAGGCACCGCCCAAGGCCGCAGCTGCGGCCGACGAGGAGGATACGCCCACCAAGCACGACCCGCACGCTGCACCGCCGCACGCTGACCCGCACAAGAAGAAGTAACGGGCCGGCACCAACTGCCGGAAGGAGACCAGTGACATGGCTGATGTGAAGATAGTAACCCGTCGGGGCGAGTTGGCAGGCCCCAACAGTGAGGACGGCCACGACCAACGCCGGGGCATCCACACCGTGTACCTGGCGGACGAGTCCAGTGGCCAGGACGATGCGGGCAACTACCGCAAGCAGCGCGTCGTGTCGTTCATGAAAGGCCGCAACGATGCTGTGCCCGCCCAGCTGCTGGAGCAGCTGCGCGCAGCCGGATTCTGCAAGTAGTCCCTGGGGAGAAGCCACGCAGGGTACGACACGCGATGGAAACCGTAAGCAAAGGCGCGACGTTGCATACGGTATGGTCGCTGTACGACCCTGCGTCCCCTACCACCCTGGTGGACCCAGACGAGTACCCCGAGGCACCGCGCTTCAACGTCTATGACGTCGATGGCATTACACCGGTCACGGGCTTTAGCGATTTTCTGTACACCTTGCGCCGAGGGCCTGGCGTGTTCTCGCTGAACCTCCCCATTCCGTTGGCGGGCACGGTGATGCCGCCCACGGCGTTCGGCAAGTACTACACGCTGCGACTGAACACCGGCAGCCGCAATGGCCAGAACCTTGTGCAGAGCGATGGCAGCCAGCCGGAGTTCCAGTTTGCGGTGGAAGATACGGCCAACGCCTACCTGCCCGACCGCCCGTACACCACGCCCGACGAGATGGTGAACCTGTACGGCATCGACGGCCCACCCACGGTGCAGCAGGTACGGTTTGCGCAGGGCCTGTGCGACGACTGGATGCACCGCAGCCTGTGGCCGAGCATCTTTGAGAAGGAACGGTACAACGTACAGCCGGACCGCAACTTGGTGCTCCTGTCGCACCGGCCCATCACGCGCATCTTCAGTGTGCGCGCTAACGACCCGGTTGACGCCAGCGGCGTGGTGGGGCGCTACGGCTACGGCCGACGAGACCGCCGCACGCTGAACCAGATCAACGCCAACTACCTGAGCGTCATGGCCGTGCTGGGCAGCCCGCCACGGTTTGTGCCCATCCGCGCTGAAGACATCGAATTCAACCCGTACACTGGCGAGTGCTGGTTGCCCAGCGGGTTCTTCCTGGTGAACTACAGCCAGGTGGAATTCACGTACGAGGCGGGCTTCCGTGTCATTCCGGAGCGGGTGAAGCGCGCCGTGGCCGTGACGTTGCAGTTTGTTCGGCTGAAGGGCTTTGGCCCGCTGATGAACTGGACGGTGGGCCGCGTGAGCCACGCCACCAAGGACCCAGACATCCTGCCTGGCGAAGTCAAGCGCATGCTCGAACCCTACCGCAGCAAGTATTGGGGCTGACGTTACTATGTACATGCACCAGGACATGCACATCAGCCCGTGGTCCCTACCCACGTGGCAGCAGCTGACGTTCTTCCGGAACGTTGGCGGCGTCAACGACCTGGGCGAAGAACTGTACAACCCCTGGCCGTACTTGCAGCTGCACTGTCACGTGCAGCCGGAAGGCAACAGCAAGATACTCAACAGTCGGCTGGCCAATACCTACGCGCAAATGTACTACGTGTGGATTCGGGGTGACGTGTCGATACGTCGCAATGACCGCACTGTGGTTGAGAACGCCGAATGCGTTATCGAGACGGTGCACCGCTGGGGTGGCCACACCGAGCTGGAAGTTGGCGCAATCATGCCCGCTGGGGACACGTCACCGCTGCCATGAGCGCCGCTAAACGCATTGTCGAGGAACAGGCGTGCCGGTTGCCGCGCAGCCGGTATGAATGCCCTGCGTGTGGAGAACTGACAGATCGCCCTCGTGCACTGTGCGAAATCTGTGCAGAACAACTCGATAAAGAAGACGCTCGCAAATGACGCCGCACCGCCGCCACTTGCTGCTGACCGTGAAGACCGCCATGGACTCCGTGCCGTTGCTGTACGCGCGATTCCGCCGTGCGCTGCTGGCCGACGCGCGCACTGGTGGACCAGCGGCTGTGCAGCGCCAGTACATGGCGCGCTTCCGCCAGTACGTGGCCGAGCCGCGCCGTGCGCTGGTGGTGGCGGTGGCGCACAGGGCGGCACGGCTGCGGGCAGCCGCTATGGTGGCTGGAGCGCACGCGCACCCGTGGGTAGGGCACCCGGCTGCTCCAACGGCTGCGGTGGCCGCTGCGGCCCAGCGCGTGGCCTTACGCGCCTTGACGCACCAGCGTCGGGGTGGCTGGCGCATTACCGACCTGGAGTGGCCCAGCGACCGCTACGTGCAGGGACTGTTCTTCAGCACGTGGGATGCCTGGCGACGCCGTGCCGGCAGCGCCCTGCGCGCTGCTGCGGACGACGAGGACGCCGACGTTGACGAGGATGCCCCCAGCATTGACCCCGCCCGCCGCAAGATTGCGTACCCGTTTGATGAAGACGTAACCGACATCGATCCGGAAGAACTGGTGGACGACGCCCTGGACGACGTGGTGGTAGGCCGTGGCGAGTACTATGCCGTGGCGGGCATCCGGGACCTGGCCCGCGAGGCGGACCACTTGATGTCCGCTATGGAAACAGCTGGCCTGGCTCCGCAGATCATCGGGTGGCGTTGGACCCTCAGCGACTCGCACAAGTACAGCAAGCAGGGCGACGAAGTGTGCGAGATGCTGGCCACGGCCGACGTGGGCCACCCGCACGGCCCTGGGGTGTACTACGATGCGTTTCTGCCCAAGAGCCACCCCAACTGCATGTGCGACCTGACCGAAGAGTGGGCCGACGACGATGAGTTGGACGACCCAGATTGGGAACCACCGGAACCGGACGACGATTACGAGGACCAGGTGCTGGCGCTGCCGGGGCAAGACGACGGCGACGGCTCAGGCATGTTTGCAAGCGCCGCGTAGTGCGGCTACAGAGAGGAAGGAGAACGGAAAATGGCTGGAACGTTGATGACGGATCTCAAGGCAGTCGCCACGGCGCTGGTGGTTCCCACCGATCAGCAGGGGCCTGGGGGCTTGCCGGTTGGCGTAGACCCGGTGATCCTGGTCGACACGGCGATCAACGGCGTGCGAGACATGCTGCGCATCGCCAACGAGATCAACCGCGTGTTGCCCGCCGGCGCGGCCAAGACTGCGATGGCCGTCGTGCTAACCGACTTGACGTAGCGGAGAGCGTCTCTCGCGCCCTTCACCGCGAGAACGGGCGGCGTGGGCGTCAGCTGAAGCGAGTGTGATTCTCCCGATCACTACTCAAGAGACCGGCTGACCCCACGCCGCAGCATCCTATGTCCCAAGCCGACGACATAGCTGCGAGTCTGCAACAGCGGTGCGATGCGATGGCCGATGCGTTGCTGCCCATCTGCCGTGACGTGAACGCGGTGCTGGAGCACTACGTGCGCGACCAGATTGGCATCCACGACCACTCGCTGAAGGACTTGGCCAAGTTGGGTCACCCGTACCGCGTGGCCGGTGGCGGCTACATGCGCCAGAACAAGAAGGGCCAGTGGCAGGGCGGCATACACAAGGAAGCCCGCTTGCAGCGCGAGCAGTCCCTGGGCCACGACATCAAGCTGGTGCACGTACAAAGCAAGACGCTGTGGGATGCCCTGTACAACCGCGTGAATCGCGTCGGCAACAGCATTCTCGCGGTGGTGGGCGTGGATATACAGAAGGCTCCCTATGCCCCGTGGATCATCAAGGGCACGCGCCGCATGATCCCCCGTGACTTTCTGGGCATTGGGGCGCTGCGAGCCCGCAGCGAAATCCATGCCACCTTGCGCGTCGGCATCAACGATGTGGCCAAGGCCGTGGGCGCACAATGATCGAGTTCAAAAGCCGGGTGCGCTCTGTGCTTCTTGCAGATGCCGCGTTAGCGCCAAAGCTGGCCTGGGCTCCTGGTGCTACTCGTGATCATCGGGCCGTGTTCCTCAACCATCTCTCTGCGGTCTCTAAGGTTAACTACCCGGCCATCTCGCTCTATTGGGAAAGCGGTTCGGATCAGCATGTGGTGTTTGCGATGAAGGGCCAGCTGTGGGTGGACATCTGGGTGTGGGAAACGCCCAGCGACCCCGGCACGGTAGGTGGACTGAGCGGGGCGTACTCGATTTACTACGACGTGCGCCGCCTGCTGCACCGCCAGCACCTGACGGCCCTGTTGCACAGCGCGCCGTACTGGCTGGTCAACTGCACCGAGCAAGAGTCCTGCTTCATGGAAGATTTCGACGAGCAACAGAAGCTGTACCACGTGGCCAGCAAGTACACGGTGGAATTAGCGCCCACGGGTGCGGAAGATGCGGTGCCCAACTGATGCTCTGGCTAGCCGCACTGGGCGTGATCGTGACGGCGGGCTTCTGGGTGGCGTGGGCACGCTGGACGGAAATGCGCGTGCGGCAACTGGAACAGCGTGTAGCGGACGTCTCAAGACTACTGGGCTTCCGCCCACTGCCGACTGATGACTCCACCAAGCGCAACATCTTGGACCCGATCGCTTATGCGTCGCCTGACGAACTTACTGGCGAAGCCAACACACACCGGGCGCACACTCGCCGTATGCGCGAGCCCCGCAACATCTTCACCGATGGGAGTTGAACAGATGGCAACCAATCCAGCACCACCGCACGACGGGGCGGCAGACACCGACTCTGCCCCGCAGGTTCCCAGCAGCGGCGTCACCACGGCACCGGCAGACCCCACCAAGCCACCGGAAAAGTTGGTCAAGCTGCGCCGCAAGCGGCCTACGCCGCTGGCTGGCGAAGAGTTTGTGACGACCAAGGACGGCAAGAGCGTCGCCGTCTTCTACGATGGCCTGGGGCAGTTTCCGCAAACGGTAGCCGATGCGTTGGTGGCGCAAGGCGATGCCGAAGTCGTACCGGAGCCTGCTGCCGCGCCCAGCAGTGCCGCACCCAAGAAGTAACACTCCACCGCCTATAAAAGGAGGCCCAGTATCATGGCGAGACAGATTTTCCCGTTCGGCTCCGGTCGGATGTTCCTGAAGCAGGCCACCGACCTGGGGTACATTCGCGTCGGTGTAGCCGCCATGCAGGAAGGCAGCTGGGCCGTCGAGACGGATATCAAGCAGCTGCACGGTGCCAACCGCTTCCCGGTGGACGTGCGCACTGGCATGGGTAAGATCGATGGCACCGCCAAGTTCACCGACTGGGACCCGCTGGTGATTGGCTTGATTCTGCAAAGCCAGGTCATCCCCGGCGTGGACGTGGTGCACATCGTCAATACCGACGCCACCGGCAACCCGCTGGTGGCCGCAGCCACCGTGACGGTCACACCGCCCACGGTCAACACCATCGTCGGCCAGTTTCTGCGCAACCTCGAAGTGGTATACAAGGCCACCGGCACCACCCCTGCGGCGCTGGTGGGCATGCCGCTGACGCAGGTGACCACGGTCCCTAGCAGCCCGCCCAACACCGGCAAGTTTTCCGTTGCGGTGACTGCGCCTACGGCCACGTATAGCTTCGGCTCGGACGACGTGGGCTATGGCATCCAGATCACCTACGTGTACTCGGTGGCCAGCGGCACCGGCGTACAGAAGATCGACTGGAACAACGTCATCATCGGCCTGTCGCCGGTATGCGCTGGCGTGTTCCAGGGGATCAGCGATGCCAAGCAGATGGTCATGGAGCTGAACCAAGTGGTGCCCCACGGCTTGAAGTGGGCCAGCCGCATCGACGACTGGAGCCACATCGACATCGGCCTGAGCGCCTTTGCCGATGCCAACGACGACATTGGCTTCATCAACCTGCTGACCAACGCCACTGCGTCTTAGCGTGCTGCCAAGCTGGTCGCGCTAGTCGCATCCTGCGCACGGCTGCCTCCCAGCCTTCCCTGGGGGCAGTCGCTGATGCGCCGCCTCCTTTGCGGCTAGCGCGACCTGCACCCCCGCTATAGTGCTCTCGCCGTGCCCGCCACGGTGGCAGCGCCCAACACCACCACCACCACCCAGGTGCGCTCCACGGAGCCCACCGCCAACAGTCTAGGAGGACCCTGCTATGGCTGACGATGCCGCTACTCCAACCCCTGTGCCGCCCACGCCGGCCCTACCGCCCACGTACCTGGACGCCGACGGGCAGTACATCGGCCCCGAGCCGTGGCCTGGCCTGAAGCGCAACCCCATCAGCGGTCGAGTGCTGGTGCTGGGTGGGTACAGCTTCTTTGTGCCGGCCATGCTGCTGCGTGACCTGAGCAAGACCGCTGCCGAAGGCTTGCTCAAGAAGATCGAGAAGGTGACTGTCGATGGCGAAGACTCCGCCCCCGTGGTGGAGGGCATTGCCGCTGCTGTGACCATTCTCGAGCGCAGTCTGCGCCGCAACTACCCGGAGATCACTCGCGATCAGATCGAAGAGTTACTCGACCTGGCGAACATGAACCAGATGGTGGAAGCCGTGTTCACCGCTAACGGCTTGCAGCTGAACCGCCCTCCGTGGATGCCGGTGGCCGCGCCTCCCGCGCCGGCGACTCCGACGAGGGAGGCAACGGTAGCGGAGATTCAGGAACCGCTGGTGAAAGCTACTACGGCCTAGACGACCCGCAGTTTTGGACAGAGCTGGAGTGTGCGTATGCCTCGGCATTCGGTTGGAGTCGCGAGCGCATCTACAACACGCTCGACCTGCCGCACTACCTGCGCACCGTGGGGTGGTGGGCCAAGCATCCGCCGCTGTTCATGCTGCCGGAGATCATTATCGAGGCGCTCAAGGCGTTCGGTGGTGGCGACCAGCAACGGCCAGACATCGGCACCGACGACTTGGGCAGTGGAGGCAGTGCAATGGGCTTGATCCCGCTGTTTCAAAAGGACGAACGCACCCGCGTGCAGGGTGCGCCGGCGGACTACTACGAGCAGATGGTGGCCGAGCTGGACGCTGGCCGTGCCACGGTGCACCGGCAAAAGGGCTTGCCGCCCCCCGCACCGTTGGCCACCGCCGTGCCCAAGCGGCCCCGACGCAAGTAAGACACCCCCAAAGAGAGGTAACCCGTGGCGGATCAGGTTGGGACTTTTGAAGTCGGGGTTGAGCTGAACCTCGAGAAGCTGGTGTCCCAAGGCGCAGATGCGCGCCGCATATTGGGGCAGATCGAGCAGTCCATTCAGGGCATCGGCACCGCGTCAAAGCAAGCTGCGGAGGACACGAAGAAACTCACCGCTATAGCCCAGATTGGCGCTGCGTATGTTGCGGTGAAGGAAGCCGTCGAGGGCGTCAGAGCCGTATTCGAACAGGCCCAAGGCATTTTTGAGAAGACCGTCGGTGCGTCGGCAGACTTTGCAGCGCAGATCGTCGAGCAAAGCCAGCAGCTGGGCATCAGCACCACCAAGATGCAGGAGTACAACCAGGGCCTGCAACTGGTGGGCGCTGGGGCACGGGCCGGCACGCAGATGTTCCAGCGGTTGTCGATGGCCATCAACAGCATGGTGGGCACCGGTAGCCGTGGCCCCGCGCAGGCGTTCAAGGACCTGGGCATTCACGTCATCAACGCCCAAGGCTACATCAAGAGCACTGCCGACGTCATGGAGGAAGTGCGGCAGAAGTTCGACAAGATGCCGGACGGTGCCAAGAAGACCGCCGAGGCGTTCGCCATCTTTGGCCGGCAAGGCCACTTGATGCTCAATATGTTCAAGGAGCTGGGCGACGCCAACCAGACCTGGAACCAGTACGTGGAGAGCACCGGCGTGGTGCTCTCTAAGAACTTGATCGAAGGTGCCGACAAAGCGGCCACGCAACTGAACACTCTGAAGGAGCAGAGCGCAGCCACGTTCACCCTCATTGGGGCCATTGCCGCGCCGGCCTTTGACCCGCTGCTGAAGGCGCTGATCCAGCTGCGGGCGGAGTTTCTAAAATTCCTAAAAGACAACCAGGGAAAGATCCGCGAGTTTGCCGACACGCTGGTACGGCAACTGATGGGCATCGTCGATGGGCTGAAGTCCATGGGCACGGCGCTAACAGACTCCGGTTTGTCGATGCGCCAGTTCACGGAGTTTATCGACTTCATGGTGCACGGGCTGGAGGCGTTTAACTTCATCATCGGCGGCGTGTTGAAAGGCATCGACTGGTTGATCCGGGGCGTCAAGCTATTCGTCGGCCTAGCAACAGAGTCGGTTGGTAAGGAGGGAGATCTCGAGAGCGGCCAGCAGAAGTTTGCGCGCATCCTGAAGGAGACGTGGGATAAAGACACGATCTTCGGCGGGTTCGGCGACGCCATGATGTCGGCGGGCGTGGCGTTCGAGAAGAACAAGCAGGAAGCCGACAATACGGCAGAGGCACACACGCACGCCGCGCACAGCGTCGAACTGCTGACGCAGATGTACAAGCGGGCTGCGCCCGGTAGCCAGGAGGCTGCTGATGCGGCAGCGCACATCCGGGAGCAGCTAGCGTACTTGAAGGACGACACCGGCGAAGTCACCGAGGAAACCAAGAAGTACCTGAACACGCAGTTCGGGCTGAAGCTGGCGCTGAAAGCTACCGACGATGAGGAAGACAAAGACGCCGACCTGCTGAAAGGCGTAGCGCGCGAGACCGGCAAGGCCAACGACGAACTCAAGAAAATGATCGAGTCGCTGGAGGAAGAGCGCGCCAAGATGCTCGGCGGCACCGAAGCCGCTACCAACCTGAAGCTGGCCAAGCTGGCGCTGGCGGGTGCCAGCACTGCCGAGATCGAGAAGGCGCAATCGTTGGCCATTGCCAACGAGAATCTGCAGAACATGCAGAGCAAGATCTCTGAGGGCGTGAAGCTGCTGAGCAACAGCGCGGAGGACGCGGCCAAGAAGTTCGACAAACTCAACCAAGAAGAGTTGGCGTTGGCCATCACTCGCGCCAAGGCTGCGCACGACGACCAGGCGCTGTTGGACGCCACCACCCGCAAGGCCGAAGTTGATGGCCGCATCCGCATGGGGGAAGAAGCCAAACGGCTCAACGACCTGTTGGACTTGCAGGAAAAGCTAAAGGATTCTAACAGCGACAATGCGCAACTGGCCGTGGAAGAAGCACAGAAGCTGGGCCTGGTCACGTATGGCGTGAGCCAGCAAGGTGTCGAGATACTAAAGCAGTCGTTGGAACAGGAGATCGCATTACAGAAAGATTACGTTAGCCAGGTTGACGAGCTGACCAAACAGCAAGGCGAGCAGCAGGTTCGGGAAGTTAAGCAAAGCCTTGACAAGAGCCGCAGTGCGGTTATCGACTTTAAGAACATTGCCGGCACCGCCATCGAGGATATGTTCGAGGGTATCATCCTCGGCACCAAGAAGATGAGCCAGGTGTGGCACAGCATGCTGCAATCGTTTGCCAAGTCGGCGATCACCACGTTTAAGGACATGATCCTTAACAAGATCAAGTTCTTCGACGAGCCGGCTACGGTCAACTTCAAGGAGCTGCCCGAGAAGCTGGGCGGGGCCTTTGGCGGCATTGTGGACTTCTTCAAGGGTATCTGGACCGACCTGTTTGGTGGCAAGGAAGCGCAAGAAGCCGCCGAGGCCGGCGCGGCCCCTGGCGAAGACAAAGCCAAGCGTGCGGCAGCCGGCGCGGCCATGACCCCGGCCGAAGGTGGTGGTGCCATGACGCCTGCGCCTCCGCCGTCGGCAGAGCCCAGCGGGGGTGGCGGTGGCAGCGAGAAGAGCCAGGCCGCCGTGGTGGATGCGTGCGGCGGCATTACCGACAGCGTCAACGCAATGGGCAAGAAGCTGCACGAACCACTGACGCAGATCAAGACCACCAGCCAGACGGGCTTTCAGCAGACTGTCTCCAAGTTTGCAATGGTGGGTGTGGCGCTGGGCGGTGCTCTCATCGGCATTGGCAGTCTGATCAAGGGCCACGCGGGCAAGGTCATCTCGATTATCGGCACGGTGATCACCACGATCTCTGGCGTGGTAGCGGTACTCATGATGATTGCCAGCGAACAGATGGCGCAGTTTGCCAGTGCCGTCGGGTCGTTCGTGTCCCTCATCATTGGCTTGTTCGCCAGCTTGATTGCCGCCAGCACCAAGATCCTGGGCACTGGGCAGACTGGTGGGTACTTCGAGCACGGGGCGCTGACGCGCCCGCCAGGTGCGGTGGGCGCAACGGACCGGGTGGGGCGCAGCGGCATCGCCATTGTGGCGCACGAAGGCGAAGGGCTCGTGAACCCGCAGGCCACGCACAACCTGGGTGGGCGCGACGCCATTATGGCCCTGAACCGTGGGCTCATACCGCCGACGATAGTGGGCCGGGTGTTGGCTGAGACCGTGCCCACTACGGTGCCGGTGCCGGCGTTGTCGCGCGTGGGGCCGGCGATGGTGAGCAATGTGGTACAGCAAATTGCGTCGCCCACGTACAACCTGCACCCCGGAGCCGTCACCGTCAACGTGCCCCCTGGCACCGACGCCGCTGAGTTCGGCAACAACCTGATGCGCGGAATCGTCTCGCACTTTGGTCGTTAGCATGGACATTCTGGTTGGCCCCGAGCGGACCCGTGTGGGCGGTGGCGTGCAGCTGGCCATGCCGGCCCTTGGCTACAACTCCAACACGCTGGGCAGTGCGCCCACGCTGCGCGCCGCACGCGAGGCCGTAGACCGCCTGGTGGCCACGCAGCACGCCGGAGCCCCCGCCACCGTGGAGCTGTGGTGCGTCAAGTGGGGCCTGGAGGCGTGGGTGTTCCGCTGCACGGTAACTACGCCGTATGGCACCGCTGTGTACGCCGTGAACGTGGCTCGAGACCTGCGCACCGCAGCCAACGCCGTGCAGCACGCCGCGCTGGCCCTACGGCGGGATCGCCAGCGCCTGGGCGACACGGTAGTGCCCGTGGTGGAGCAGTATCTGGTGCCGGTTGCGCCGTGCGAGCGGCTGTGCCCCGTGGTGGCGACGGAGTGGGCGCAGGACTGGCGTGGTGACGACCTGCACGAACTGCATGTGTACCCCGCCAAAGGGCTGACGGTGTACTGCTGGCCCGCGCAGACCGAGACCACGGACGCGCCGTTGTCTCTAGAGGCAAGCACCCGCCTGTGGCACCAGCTACTGCGAGACACTGTGCGCGCCACCGAGCACCTTACCAGCACCGTATGGTCGCTGGACTGCACCGGCTTTGCCGCTGGCGACTACGTGGCCACGTTGGACGGCGCGTGGGTGCGCCGCGTGTGGGCACGGCGGCGGCGCGTGGTGGGTGGCAGCTGGGTACCCCTGGCTGCGGCCCTGCTGACCCGTACACGCGACTCGACTGGTGCGGTGTACCTCGACCAGCCCCATGCCGCATTGGAGGCCGTAGACGCCCCCGCAGCGGCCCGCACGCTGTTGGGGCGGCTGGTGCGCCGTGCCGTGGGGCGGCAGTATGTGGCGCAGGCCATACTAGGCGAAGTAGACGCCGGGGCGCTGGCCGTACTCGAACGCGCCCAAGGAGTGTTGCCATGAGCACAGAGATGAAGCCGCATCACCTGAAACTCACGGTTGGCACGCCCACTAGCTACGGCTTTGGCATTGGCGAAGTGGAGCTGGACGGACACAAGCTGCACACTGTGCACTGCGTGAACATTGTGGCCACGCAGGACGACTGGTGTTACGTGACGCTGACGCTGGGTGGCGTGTCTGTCGAAGCCAACGTGCCGGACCAGCTGTTCGGCGATGTGAACCTGTTGTTCCAGCGCGCCAAGCCCGTGGATGACAAGACGGTGGTGCTGGCACACGCGCTAACGGCTGCCGTGGAGCACTACCAACGGCACCGCCACACCGCCCTGCGCAAGGACAGCGCCGATACCATCGAGGCATACGACATGATGTTGAAGGCGCAGGCGGAGTTACAGCATCATCTCAAGTCCACAGTAGAACTGCACGATCAAGAGACGCGGTTCCCGGTAGCGGTAGCAGCGCGTGGGCCGCTGGTGAAACCTTGACGGCAGCGGGTCTCCGACTGCCGTCGAGCGGGTGGGCCTTGGGAGACAACTTTTGCCGCCCAACACGGTGAAGACTCCCAAGGCTCCATCCGTCACCCTGTAGGTACTAGCTATGGCAGGCATCCCCTACTACATCAACGACTCCTCCGGGTCGCAGCGGTTTGTACTCAACCGGTCGTTCTGGGTTGCCGAGCACGATATCGGCTTCAACTGGGGTATGGTTGACACGCCGCGTGGCCACGGTAGCCGTGCGCTGGACACGGCGTACATGGGGCAGAAGAAGGTGGTGTTTACCGGCTACGTGGGGTCTGGCACCTACGGCGGGTCTCTTCCGTTTGGCGTTACCGCTAACACCGACGTCACGTACCTGGCCGCGTTGCAGGCCATGTTGGCGTTTCTGGCGCAGTACCGGCGCTGCATCATCGACTACCGCAACGGCTGGATTCAGTACGCGCTGTTTGAAAGCGCCAAGGTCACGCAGTCCGAGGGATGGCCAGACCTGCGGGCAGTAAACCTGAACTTCGCCGTGGAAGATCCGTTTGCCTACGCGCTGCAAATGGTGAACGGCACGGCGTCGAGCAATACCATCACGGCGACGATGACCGGCAATGCACCGTCGGCGCACTACTTTCTGTATCTGCGCAGCGCCACCACCGAGATGCCCGTGCGCGTGTACCACGTGCAGAACGCCACGGTGGCCACGTTTACCATTCCGGCATACCCCGCCGATCCGCTGGTGTTGCACGGTTGGCAGTGGACGGTCTTCCAGTCGTCGTTGGGATCGTACGGCGTGCCGACGTCGCTCACGAAAACGGCATGGGGCCGCGTGCAGCCGGGTAGTGTGTTTCCTATCTTGATTCCAGGGTCCAACACGCTGTCGTTTTCCAACCCCGACGGGTCGCCGTTGACCGTCGGCCCCATCGGCAATCCGGGGGCCACGGTGTTGCAGGCGCAGCTGCAAGCGCACAGCGCCGTGTGGTGGGACGATAGCCTGGTGGTGCCCAGCAACGTGCCCCCTGGCATGTACGACCTGGCCCAGTTCGGTGTGGACGTGTATGGCTAAGTTGTACCAGGACGGCGTCGAGCAGATGCGGCTTGCTGGGGCGTGTACGTATCGTATCGAAGACGAGTCGCGGCTGTCGAACGATGGCCCGCTGGCTCCACCACGTTCAGGAGACCACCGCGCTGTGACCCCCGAGGAGATGCTGTGGGCCGCTGTGCTGGCCGATGCCATTGCTGCCGTGCGCGGCCGGACGCCCAACCTGCGCACACGCGCGGCGCACTACAAGAGCCGAGCGCACGCTGCTGCGTGGTTCAACAGCGATGCGCACGAAGTTGGATCGTTCGTGTTCGTGTGTGACGTGCTGAGCCTGGACGCCATGTACATCCGCACTCGGCTGCTGCGTGCGTCCGCAACGCGCCGCAGTGTGTGGTGCACCCTGAACTAGCCATGCGCGACATCGACAACCCCGAAGAGTACGTGCTCGAAGTGAGCACGGTACTGCCCAACGCCGACCCTGCCAGCCGCTACCAGCTGGTGGAACGCTGGGGACCGCGCCGCCGACGCCTGACCAAGCTGAAGTTCGACTTCAAGCGCAACCTGGGATGCGACACTTTGACGGCCGAGCTGCACATGCCCTGGGACGCTTGGGGCGTGGGGTATGCCAACCGGGCCATTCGGTTCTTCAACCACGTGAACCTGTACTTCCGCGGAGTGCGGTACTGGACCGGCTACGTAGAAACCGTGCAGCCTAAGTTGCACACGCCCGAGACGATCACGTTGGAGGCGCGCGGCTACGCGCACCAGGCCAAGCTGGCCACCATCAGCTGGAACTACGCGCGTACCGGCTTCAAGGTAGCGGGCGAAGTGGGCGAGATCGCCGGTGTGGTGCGGTCCTTGTTTCTGCTGGCACCGCTGGCGCTGGGCACCGACCCGGCCATGCCCCACCCGCTGGCCGACTCGTATCTGATCCACGCGTCGCTGAACCGCCCGATGGGTTTGAAGCTGGACAAGGTGACGTTGCTCGACGCGCTGAACGAGTTGGCGCAGTTGGCGGGCAACTACAACTGGGGCGTGGACGAGAACCGCCGATTCTACTTCACTGCACCGCAACCGTGGACCACCGGCACGGCGCAGTACGGCGTGGACAGCTGGACGCCGCAGCCCAGCAACTGGAACGACGGTGCCGCGCACCCGCGCTACTCAGACGAGACAGTGGCCACGCCACTGGCCGTGCCGCCAGGGTTGCCAATCGAAGAACAAGCGTCGTTTGTGATTGGCAGTGATGTGGAGTCCGTGGATCAGACCGACACCATCGAACCCTCGAAGAACGTGCTGCTCATAGTGGCACCGGGGTCCAAGGCCGGCGACCCGCCGCAGCTGTTCACGGTAGCGGACCAAGAATGGATCGACTACTGGGGCCGGCGCTTGATGGCTCGCGTGAGCACGCCGTTTTGGAGCGAGGAGGCTGACGTGCGGGCCTGGGGCGCGGCGCGGCTGCGTCTGATGGGCCGACCGCAGACCAAGGGTAATGTCAAGGCTATCACGCGCCGCTACATCGGACCGGCACACGCGCTGGGCGCGGTACGCGTGATCGACCCTGCGCTGGGCACCGAGATCGTGGAGCGTATCGAATCGGTGGGCTATACCATGGACAAGAACGCCCAGCTGGTGGCACAGGTGGAGTTCGCCTATGCACCGCCACCGGACCAGTATTTTGCTGAGCAGCTACGGCGAGACGCCACCCTGTCGCAGAATCAGGCCATCGGCGAGCGGGTACCGTTCGTGCTGCGCGACCGGTTCAGCATCTATACGGACACATGGAACGCTCACACTTAACGCTGTGGTCCACGCGCTGGGCCATCCAGCTGATCGACACCCGCACGGGCCGCGTGCTGCACGCCGTCAATGGCCACAACGACCAGCTGAACGCCGGCGTGTACGATGTGCACTCGCAGATCACCGGGCAGAAAGGCCCCGCCATCTACCAGTGGGTGGAGATTGGCACCAGTAACGCCGTGACGCAGCCCGCCGTGACCACAGGCTGCGTTGCCCCGGTGCTGCTGCCCGACGGCACGCCGGCCCGTGTGCGTGGGGCATGGAGCACCAGCGGCAGTGACTTTACGCTGGACGTGGCCATACCCGGTGCGGGCGGTGGCGGAGCCGACCTATCCAGCCCCCCGGTGACGGGCAACATCTGGGAAGCGGCGCTGTACCCCAGCCAGCAGGCCAATCTGGGCAGCGCGCTGTTCCGGTACGTGTTCCCCTCGGTGCTGACTCTGAGTAGCGCCAATACGCTGACCATCAGCATCGTGCTTGCGCCATGACCACACCGAACTTTCCGGTGCCGCTGCCCAGCATCACCACGGTGCCGCCGTCGCCGTTTCCCACCACGGCGCAGCCCATCTCACCAGACGCCACGGCGTTCCGTACGTCGCTGTACGATGCACGGCGCGAGATCATTCGGGCACGGGCCGCAGCCGGTCCCAACATGGTGCTGGGCGGGTTTCATGCTATTGCGGGCAGCAACTCGGTCACCTTCTCGCCTGGGGTGGTGCAGCTGGGTGTGCCGTTGAGCCAGTGGACCACCAGCTATCCGCCGTCGGCCGGGTACCTGTACGCGCCGGCCAACCCTGCCGGTACGGCACCGCTGGGCACCGTGGACGGCAGCATGCGTCTCGAGTTGAACGACCTGACCACGCTGACCACGGTCGGGGCGTTTCCGGCGGACGGCGAGTACATTGTCTATGCGCGGTACGACCCTACTACCCCGTATTGGGTGGCGGTAACGGCGCAGACGGTGGCAGCCGTCACGACTATGGACTGGTCATCTGCGGTGCCGCTGGCCTGGGTGCGCGTGGTGAGTGGTGCGATCACTGCCGTGCGGGACTGCCGACCTACGCCGCCGTGGCTGCCGCGCATTGCGCAATACGTGAACATAGACGCGCCGATAATGATTGCCCCAGAGTACGACAGCGAAGAGGGTCTGCTGGTGCCGTGCAACATAGGGTCGTTCTGGTTGGTGCCAGGGCAGGCGGTGTGGTTCACGGGGCAGGTGCAGTTCGAGGGGAGTTTCGATCAGAAGGACCCTGCGCGCCCTGACATCGCCTGCAAGTACAGCCTCAGCCGTGGCGACCCGGCAGACAGCTTTGCCACCGGGCACTTCTGGTACGGCGGGCGCGCGGGCACGTGCTTCCCGGTGTACCATGCGGCGTTTCCGCAGATCTCGCGCAACGCCTGGGCGTTCGAGTGTCTGTTCCTGCCTAAAGCGTTCACGGCGGTGCAACCTGATGAGGCGTCGCAGGCTGCACCAGGCATCTTCCACTTCAATGGCATCTACTGTACGGAGTTCTACACGTACAGTTTCAAGAAAGACCCAGAAGGGCCTATCCATAAGAGCGACGGCATCAAGGTGGTGTGGGCCACGCTGCGTGCCGAATGGGTGCCGTATGCCGTGCAGTCCACGGTGGCTGCTGCCACGCCGCCAACGCCGGCTACGTGTTTGGTAACGGGATGAGCACGCCAGTTGACGATACGCCGGTGCGGTTGCAGAACACGTACACCGACGCGACCAGCCCGGTGCCCGGCACGGTGATCAGCCCCGTGGACCCGTACGCGCAGTGGAACTTGGTGCGCTGGGCCAAGAGCCGCCCCGGTACGCTGCTGGCTGACCGGTACGGGCCGGTGTGGGTGCAAGGCGGCGCGACGGCGCTGATGTCCATCAGTCCAGATGTCGCGCAAGTGCAGCCGATGGAGGCGTGGGGCCTGGAAGAAGTGCTGCAACAAGACCGCGTGGCCCTGCGGGCGGTTTCGGCTCAGCAGACTGTGACTGGCGTTCCAGCTACTCCAACAGTGATCGGCACCTTCCTGGGATTCATAGTCCAGCGCGGTATGGGCACCATCGTGCCGTACCCCATCACGGCACCGAGCCTGCAACGCAAGACCACCTACATGGAAGTGCCCGACGTGGCCAACGTGGCGGTACCCGTGGCGGCGATGATAGCTGGCGCAGGCTGGAACGGGTTGATCGACCTGCGCCGCCGCCCTGGCCAGATTCTGTACGTGGACAAGAACGTCACGTACCTGACCACGCCGCAGTACAGTGCGGACATCGACAATGGGTGGTCCATTGCGCGGGACTACCGCATCTGGCTGTACGCGCCCGTGGGCGCAGTGTTTGAAGTGTGCACTGCGGTGACGTATATGCTGCCGTACGAAGACGCTATCGACGAAAAGCATGGCGACGTGCCGTTCGGTAACAACATACAGAACCCGCAGGACTACACGCTGCAGAAGTCCCTGGCCCACTACATCAACAGCGCGTTGAGCACCAACCTCAGCGAGGAAGCGGGCGTCGAGGCGTTCAACGGGTTGGACGTTGCGCAGACGCAGGCCATTGCCGACCACGCACAGAACACCCAGAAGCAGACGCTGTACCTGCGGGCAGCGTACAAGAGCCTGGTGAATGCCATACACGACATCTGCCCCGCCTATTTGATTCCACAGGGGCAGGCGCGGCAGTACAAAGTGGATGTGCGGTTCCCCCAAGTGTGGGCACGGTTGGTTGCGCCGCAGCCGCAGTTTGCGGTGACCGGCGGCATATCGAAGACGAAATGAGCCTCGAATACTTACCCGCTGCGGAGGCCATACAGAATGGCAGTCTGCTGGACGCCGTTGCGATTAACACGGTAATCCAGCAGCTGTCTGAGGCAGCGCGCTGGTTGGCCGGCGACGTACTGGGCCGCGCCATCTGGATCGACGGCGGCGATATCTCCGCCACGCTGGATGGCGATGACCTGTTTGTCGAAGTCAAGGACGTGGATACGTACCTGTTCGAGCCCAGCACGCAACCGGTGCGCGCCCTGCGGGTAGGCACGCGCTGCCGGCAGGGTACTCGTTCGGTGAACGTCGATAAGGACAAAGACTTGCTGCTGGCCATGTTGGCCAGCAACGCCGACGAGCAGCTAGGCATGATCCAGATTTACGACCCCGTGCGCGACTTTCCGCCGCAAGGGGTGGTGCCGTTGCACTGGATCGGCACAGGGTTCACCGACTTACATGCCACCGTGGACGCCCGCCCACACCCGGTGTACGGCGTGTCGATGGCTCCCAACGGGTACGAGGCGCACAGCCGCACGGCATGGATTCCAGTGCCGGACGCCAAGGCAGCGGTGTGCGTGTACCCTGGCGAGCGGCTGCTGGTCACGTTAGAAGTCAACGGTCAGGATGGGCTGGTGTCGGCGATCAAAGACAACAACTTTGTGCCCAAGGATCGGGCTGATAACACCAAGCTGGTTGTGGCGCTGAACGGGTACATACCACCGACGGACGCCGACCCGTTGCGTGTGGGGTACGAGACGGCGTTTCCCGAGACGCACACCCACACGGCCATCTGGATCATTGATCCGTTTGCCGCCAATCCTGGGCTGATCTTCGGCACGCCGGACCCAACGCAGGGCGGGCCGATTCTGGTGGAGCTACAGATACGCGGCTTTGCCGCCAAGACCGATAAGATGCTGTTCTCGGTGCGCGTGCTGCCCGCTGAGTGCGTACCGGGGTAAAAAGGAGGACCGATGAAACTCAAACTGCTGTTGCTGCTGGTGGTGCTGTGGGCTGCGGTGAGTCAGGCGCAGACCAACTTTCCCGGTGGATACGACAACACCACCAACCTGCCGGTGGTGGGCCCTGGGGACACCATAACCAGCGGCGCGCACAACACGCAGAACAGCGCCCTGTTTGCCATGCAGCACGCGCTCGGCCTTACGTCCACGGTGGTGTCTGAATGTACGGGGACGGGCGCACCGTATGCCTGCTGCACCGGCGCGGGCACGGGCAGCGGCTGCCTGGCGGGTGGCCCGCCGAACGATCTCGTCACCATGCTGAACAACAAAGCCGGCGCTGGCGACATGGTGGTCCTCAATAACAACAAGGTGCTCAACTACACGCTCAACGCGGGCGCGTACCCTGGTGCAGACATCGGCGCGCAGGTGAACGCCGCGCTGGCCGACTGCAACACTCAAGTGGGCAGCGGCAGCTGGTGCCGCGTGACCATTCCGCCGAAAACGGCGGTACAGTCCACGGCCATCACGATCGGCCGCGCCAACACTGAACTGGACTGCCAGAACGCCCAGTTGCAAACTGCCAGCACGTTCACAGATGCACCTATCAAGATCAACTTCATTGCACCCGGTGCGTATGCCTTGGCGATCAACAACATCACGGTGCGCAACTGCTACATTGACAACCGATCGCAGAGTAGCATTTCCTGGGCACCCTCTGCCGGTGGGCAAACCGACCCGCGCGTGGCGCGCGTGGTGGCCTGGCGCGTGAATAACTTGCGCCTGGAGCACCTGACGATCATCGGGCCGCTGGGCGGTGGTGTGGACGTGCAGCAGTCCCAAGGCATCGTTGATGACATTCAGGTGGGCGACCCCACCAACAGCGGCTGGGGGCCTCGGCCAGCATTTACGGGCAGCAGCCAGGCCGACGGCGTGTACCTTGTTGGTCAAGGTTACACGGGCGGCGCGGGCAACCCTGGCCAACCCATCTATGCGAGCAACCTGCGAGTGTACTACGCGAGCATCTACGGCGTGCATGCGGTAGCGGGCGCGCAGCTACAGAACGTGGACGTCAACACGGCAGGCAGTAGCTGCATCGTGATCGGAGGCACCACCAGCCTGGCACCCGTCAGCGGGTGGGTCACGCTAGACGGCTTTACCACCAACCAGTGCAGCAACAGTCTGGGCACGCCCACGGGTGCGGTAGGCGACCCGGCATCCAACCCGACTACCGAAAACATGGGCCACGTGACCGTCACCAACGGATTTATCCGGCTCAGCGGCTCCGACGGCATTCG